GCATGTGGGTGGGTAGTGTCGTAGCCTTTGGCATCAGTGCGATTGCCCATGCCCTGCTGATTGCTGGCGTGTTCATCACGGCAGGTGTGTTTGAGACAGCCAAGCGTAGGCCGCAGTATTTCGGTGGGCTTGGCAGAGGCAATGGAGGTGAGCATGAGTAAGCTATGGGACAAAGCTGTGGAATACTACCTCACGCATGATGACATTGAGATATTCCTGTTTGCGTGTATCTGGGCCTTCTTGGGCTGGATGCTATATCATACCTTCAATGGTATAATGGAAAGGATATACTGCTAATGAAAGACATACGAGTAGAATTGACAGACGAGACAGAAGCTGGTCTGCAAAAACAGGTTGACTTATACTTCAGGGGGTGGCATCCTCTTGGGTATGGGACGAGGCTGGTTCGTCCAGTCAAGTACGACGAAGAACGGCAGTGTTGGGTGGCCGTGATTACCCGACAGACATCTTGTGATTGAGAGGAGACTAGATATGAGTGAGACATTGAATGAGTGGGAACTGAAGCGTCAAGCAGCAACCGAATGCTGGAAGGCCATGACGCCTACGCAGCAGGATGCTATACTGACTTTGCTCAAGGCATGGGTTCCGATTCGTAGTCGGGTCAGCGAGTTCTGCACCCTTGACTATGATGACCTGCGCCAAGTAGATGACGCATGGTGGGGCATACGCCACGCCCTTGTCGATAAGGATGTCGAAATCAAAGAGTGGGACATGTAAACTTGCTGCTTGAGTTAGCAGTGTGTTACATGTGGGTGGTAATCATCTATCATTTCTACAGGAGTAGTCTATGAAAAACTTTTCTGACTTGTCGAATGACTACAAGAAAACTTTAGAATACAGGAGTTTACGCCCTGATACTAAAGTGCAGTATGATTACCACATCACTGTGGTTTCGCAGGATATGAATGGCACACGCCTCAAAGATATTACACCATTGTTTGCAAAGAAGATGTATGATGGATGGTGTGAGAGGGGTGTGTCATTTGCGAATCACCTCATGTCTGTAGCCAGGATTATTTTTAATCATGGTGTCAGGATGGAGCATGTAACGACCAACCCATTCGACAAAGTAAAGAAAAGAAACACACAATCTCGTAAGGTTGTCTGGACGCAAGAGGATGTTCAACAGTTTTTATCAGTCGCATATAGTGACTTCAGCACTAGGAACATAGGACTTATTGCACAGATGGCCTACGAGTGGTGTCAGCGTCTAGGTGACATGCGTCTATTGACGTGGGATTCTATACATTTTGATAAGCAAGCTGTGCATATTGAGCAGTCAAAGCGTAGGGCAGAAGTATTTCTTCCCATATCGGATGACTTGTGCGACATGTTGAAGCAGCAACAGGATGACTTTGGATTCCAGGAATATGTGGCACCTAGACCCTACCCATTACAGGGCGTGTACAAGCCATACAGTATGTACAAGTTGCCTCGACATGCGAGAAAGATTATGGAAGAGGCTGGGTTGTCCAGTGAGTTGCAACTGCGTGACCTACGTCGAACAGGAACAACAGAAATGGTAGACGCTGGTGTGAGTATAGGACAAATCATGTCGGTAACAGGACATGCTAACCCACAATCGGTCAAGCCATACATGAAACATACGTTTGAGAGTGCAAATTATGCCTTGACAAAGCGTCGGAATCATGGTAGTTAAACATTAGATGCGGCAAAGGAAGGATACATAATATGATAGTAACATTAAATGATGTACTAAATGATTATGATGTCAGGTATGGTGAAACTATTCGTACGAATTGTCCATACTGTAAGGGCTACAATACTTTCTCTGTGACCAACATGGGTGGCAGCATCGTATGGAATTGTTACAAGGCATCATGCAAAGCTAGTGGTGCGAAGGGTGTCATGTGGTCGATAGAAGATATCGAACTGATGCGCCAAGGAAAGAAGGAAGAGGATTTTGTGCTACCAGAATACATCGTCCCTTGCAATCAACTTGTAGGAGACTGGGCAGATAGCTACGAGTTGGATGCTGTTGAGTTGGGATTGATGTATGATGTGCGTGAAGAACGCGCTGTGTTTTTGGTGAGACACGATAACAAGATTGTTGACGCCACAGGTAGGGCGTTGACAAGGCGACAGCCAAAGTGGAAGAGGTATGGGTCTAGCAGTCTCCCCTATATCTGTGGCACTGGTTCTGTCGCTGTCGTGGTGGAGGACTGTGTTAGTGCTGCTGTTGTTGGCAATGTCAAAGGTTTTGTAGGGGTGGCGTTGCTTGGCACGAGTTTACAACAAACTCACAAACAGTATCTGGCACAGTTCTCCACTGTCTTAGTTGCTCTTGACCCTGATGCGATTGCCAAGTCGGCAACCCATGCACAGGCTCTGGAGAACTATGTAAGCACAGTTAAGATACTGAATCTACAGCAAGATTTGAAATACCGGAACGATAGAGATATGAAACTACTAGGAGACATGCAATGGAAATGACAATGATTCGCTCCTTGATGGACGAGGAGTTTTACAAAGAACATAGAGTGAACAAATGTCCAGACGAGTTGTTCACTGATGAGGGCGTAAAGATTATACGCTGCATCGACAAGATGATGGAGCAATACAAAAGGTCTGTAACACCAGAGGAAGTGTCGATGTATTTCTTGGCACATACTCCGGCATTGACTACAGCACAAGAGCATTCCTACCAGGAATTGTTCCACAAGCTGGGTAGCGAGAGGCCAATGGGTAACGACGTGGCAGCAGATGTGGTTTCTCGCCTGTTCCAGCGTCATATAGGCAAGGTAATCGTGAACATGGGGGTAAACTACTCCAATGGTGATGAGGCCACTATGGAGCCTCTGAGGGAGTTGCTTACCAAGTATAACGATGACTTCACACCCAACCTGAATCTTGAGTGGGAAGACATCAGCATTGACTCAATACTGGAGAGTCATTCTCTGGAGAGCCGATGGAAGTTTAACTTGCCAACGCTGGCACAGGAGATTAGGGGAGTCAATGCTGGTCAGCTAATTGAGATTGGTGCTAGGCCAAACACAGGTAAGACATCCTTCCATGCCAGTATGATTGCTGGCCCTCGTGGGTTTGCACATCAGGGTGCCAAGTGCATCATCCTGTGTAACGAGGAGAAGGCATTGCGTGTAGCAGAGAGATACCTAACTGCTGCAACACATATGACGATGGAAGAAATATCTAGAGATAAGGAGAAAGCGCACAGCCTATACAATCAGATTACAGATAACATCAAGTTCAAGGACTCGACAGGTAAGAACATGGCGTGGGTCGAGAGTGTGGTAAAAAGCTATCAGCCTGACGTGATTGTGCTGGACATGGGTGACAAGTTTGCCACGATGCATGGGTACACGCGACAGGATGAAGCATTGAAAGCCAACGTCATCTATGCTAGAGAGATTGGCAAGCAGTATGGTTGCGTCGTGTTCTACATGTCACAGTTGTCGGCTGAAGCAGAGGGTAAGACAGTTTTGAACCAGAGTATGATGGAAGGGTCAAAGACAGGCAAGGCAGCAGAGGCAGACCTGATGATACTGATTGCAGCCAACCCACTTATCGAAGGGCAGAACAGGCAAGACCCACAGCGTCACCTGAATATTGTGAAGAACAAGTTGACAGGATGGCATGGGCGACTACATTGTAATCTGGATAATGTTTACGGGAGATATGAAGTATGAAGATAACACTGGATGTAGAGAACACTGTAACAAAGCGTGATGGTAAGATGCACCTCGACCCATTTGAGCCAGAGAATACGCTGGTCATGGTTGGGATACTTACTGACCAAGGGCAGTGCTTGACGTTTCCATTTGACCACGCTGACCACCCTAATCAGGAGGACTATTACGAGCGTGTCCAGATGCTCTTGGACGAGGCTACTGTGCTTATCTGTCACAATGCAGCACATGATTTGCTGTGGCTGTGGGAGTCTGGATTCAAGTATGATGGCCCCGTGTTTGACACGATGCTGGCAGAGTATGTCTTGCAGCGTGGGCAAAAAGAGCCACTGTCGCTTGAGGCATGTGCAGAGCGTTACGAGTTGGACACAAAGAAGCAGGATACGCTGAAAGAGTATTTCAAGCAGGGTGTCAGCACTCGTGACATACCATACAATGAACTGACTGAGTATCTGGTCGCTGACCTTGAGGCTACGCAGCAACTTGCTGACAAGCTGATGCATCGTCTGAACACACCAAAGGATAGTGGGCTGATGGGTACAGTTGACCTGACAAATCAGGTGGCTGTATGTCTGGCGCGTATCTACCAGCGTGGTCTGACTGTGGACATGGACGCACTTGAAGATGTTAGGGCTGAGTTCCAACAAGAGAAGGACATGCTGACGTACAACCTGACAGCACAGGTGCGTGAGTTGATGGGTGATACCCCAATTAATCTCAATAGCCCAGAGCAATTGTCGTGGGTTGTCTATAGTCGTAAGCCAAAGAACAAAACTGTATGGGCCAACGCAATCCATCCTTACATGAAGGAGAAGGACTTTAAGGATGTTGTAAAGACTGAGACAGAGATTGTCTACAAAACCGTCGCAGTTAAATGTAAGCCATGTAATGGCACAGGTTATGTTCGCAAGACGAAAAAGAATGGTGACCCATACAGCAAACCAAACAAGTGTGTAGACTGTGCAGCATCAGGCTTTCTGTATCAAAAAACAAAAGAAGTTGCTGGCCTAAAGTTTACTGCACCCAATGCCAAGTGGGCTAGTGCCAATGGCTTCTCCACAAGCAAAGGCAATCTATCTATACTGAAAGGCATAGCTACGCAGAACAACATGCAAGTAGCCAGGGATTTTCTCAACGATGTCAGTAGGTTGAGTGCATTGGATACATATCTATCGTCCTTTGTTGATGGTATTAAGACGCACACAAAGTATGATGGAAAGCTACATGTTCGACTGTTGCAGCATCGCACGGCCACAGGTCGATTCAGTGGTGCTGACCCCAACATGCAGAACATGCCTCGTGGTGGTACATTCCCTGTCAAGCGAGTGTTTGTATCACGTTTTGATAATGGTAAAATTGTGGAAGCAGACTTCGCACAGCTTGAGTTTAGGGTTGCTGCTTTCCTGTCACAAGATGGAGTTGCAATTGAAGAAGTATCTACAGGATTTGATGTACACGCATATACCAGTCAAGTTATTACTGATGCTGGTCAACCGACAAGTCGCCAAGAAGCGAAGGCGCATACGTTCGCGCCTCTTTATGGAGCAACGGGCTTTGGGAGAACTCCAGCGGAGGCAGAGTATTACACGCACTTCACGAAAAAATACAAAGGCATCGCAAATTGGCATTCCCGATTGGCTAAAGAGGCTTTAGAAAACAAGAAGGTTGTTACACCTTCTGGCAGGGAGTTTGCCTTTCCTGACGTGCAACGGCTGGAGAGTGGGCGTGTATCACACTTTACCCAGCTAAAGAACTATCCTGTGCAGTCACTGGCTACAGCAGACATTGTTCCTGTTGCCTTGCTACATATTGACACACTACTACACTATGCTAAGTCGTGTATTGTAAACAGTGTGCATGACAGTATTGTGATTGATATGCACCCGATGGAAGAAAGGCTTGTGTTACAAGCGATTGACACAACAAATAAAGAATTACCTGGATTAATCGCTAGTAGGTGGGGAATTGACTTCAATGTGCCTCTCGTATTAGAAGCAAAGATTGGTCCGAATTGGCTTGACACAAAAGACGTAATGTGATATAACTCGTCTTTATTTTTCACAGAAAGGAGTCAACAAATATGAGTGAACTAACAACTATTGATACCAACAATTACGCAGCTATGGCACAGATGATGGGCATGGCTTACGATACAGGCGAGAAGAAATCTAGTCTGGCACGGCTGCGTATTAACAAGAAATCTATCATGGGCGATGCCGACGTAAATGGCAAGACTATGAAGATGGAGATTGTATCTGCTGGTGCGCTGGGTTTGCAGAACACAGATAACCAAGTCATCTATGCTGATAAGGTTGTGCTGCGTCCCTTCATTCAACGCTTTATGTATCAGCGATACGATAGCAATGCCAACAACTATCAGAAAACTGTCATGGCAGATAACCTAGACATTGACCTGAAGGACAGTGTTGGCACGTTTAACTGCGGAAAACCTGGGGGTTATATCAAAGACTTTGATGCGCTGCCTGATGGCACAAAAGAACTCATTCGCCAGATACGCAGGGTTCGTGTTGTGTTTGGTACTGCATCCATGTCTGGGGTGACAGAACAGGGTGACGCGCAGGATGTTACCGATGTTCCATGTGTGTGGGAGATTGATAGTAAGGAAGGTTTTAAGAACGTAGGTCAGGCTTTTAATAAGCTGGGCCAGATGCGTCGTCTTCCCCCACAGCATCACATGCTGGTGGAAACAGAAGGCCGTGAACTTCCGACGGGTTCTACCTTTTATGTTCCCGTAGTCAACCTTGATACGCAGAATAATCTTGAAGTCACGCCGGAAGACCAAGGTGTGTTCAAAGAGTTTATGGAGTATATTGAAAACTTCAACACGTGGGTCTTGTCTGAATGGGACAAGGCTGCACATGGTGAGCCGGAAGAAGATGACAGCGTTGTAGGCGAGTTCATCACGGTAGATGTAGACGATGAACAGTCTTAATCATCCTGCTGAACTAGCTATCCACAGTTACCTTGGGAGTGTTGTTAATAACAAATCAACATTCTCAAGTGAAACTGCTGCACAAGTTGCAGAGGATGTCAGGGAAGCTGTCCTACGTCAGTTCAACAGGACTGAGCCAAAGGGATTTCGCCTTCGCATGTCTAATGTGGGTAGGCCGTACTGTCAGCTATGGTTTGAAAAGAACAAACCAGAGACAGCTATACCTCGCCCCACGACATTCGTTATGAACATGATGCTTGGTGACATCATTGAGGCAGTCTTTAAAGGTATACTAAGAGAGGCAAAGGTCGAGTACCAAGACTCTGAACGTGTGACACTACCATTGAAGAATGCAGACATTGATGGCACATATGACTTAATTATTGACGAGGCAGTTGACGATGTTAAGTCTGCATCTGACTGGTCATACAAGCACAAGTTTCAGTCATACGAAGTGCTGAAAGACAATGATTCCTTTGGTTATGTGGGGCAGCTTGCTGGCTACGCAAAAGCCACTGACAAAAAACCTGGGGGCTGGTGGGTAATTAATAAAGCCAATGGGCAGTTTAAATATGTACCAGCTAATATCGACATCAACACAGAGATTCAGAAGATTGAGAACCTTGTGGAGAAGTTGGAAGAGAATAAGTTTGAGCGTTGCTATGACGCACAGGCTGAAACATTTAGGGGTAAAGAGACAGGCAATAAAGTCTTGTGCAAAGAGTGTTCATTCTGCGACTACAGATTTTCTTGCTGGCCCAACTTGCAGGAACTACCTGCTGTAAAATCTCAAGCCAAAGAACCAAAGATGGTTAATTATGTAGAACTAGCAGAGGAGTATATAAATGGATGAACGACTGGAACTTGACGCTTTACTGGATGAAATCAAAGATACTGAACAGAAACTTAGCAACTTGCGTAAGGAATATCGTGAACGAAAAACTGCTGGGGTTCGTGCAGCTATTGAAGCACGTAATGAAGCAGACAAAGTTCTTCGTGAAGAGTTGAGGGCTATCGGGTATCGTGAACCCCTTGACTTCTGGCGTGGTCGCGCACTGTAGTGTTTAACGGTAAAGCATATAGGGCAGCACGAAAGAATGGGTATCGTAGTGGTCTGGAACAATCAGTCTCCGAAAAACTAACACAGCTAAAGATAAAGTTTCTTTACGAAGCTGTAAAGATTGAGTGGGAAGACTTAGCATACAGAACCTATACACCTGACTTCGTGCTGCACAATGGCATCATCATTGAAACAAAGGGTATGTTTACGGCTGCTGATAGGAGGAAGCACATTGCCATAAGCAAGCAACACCCACAACTGGACATTCGTTTTGTGTTTGAGAATAGTAGGCGTAAGCTACGCAAAGGTGCTAAATCATCTTATGCAGAATGGTGTATAAAATACAACTTTAAAT